CTACGTAGAGGCTCAGGAAAGAATTGAAGCAGGTCCTTTAGATTTTTCTGATGACAAGACACATTTTGAGTTAATTCAGAAGAAAGAAGGGAGGATGGCAAGCTCCCCCCATAAATTATGGATACACTCAGGCGACCCGCTACGTCAGGCTTTAGAAGCACAAGCAGACGTAATGACAGATTATTTAGATGAAAACAACATTCCTCTTTTTGTAGAGTTTCCCGAAGGAACGAGTGTAGACGGCTTAAAGGGAGAAGGTGTTTATCTAAATACAGGAACAGCCGCCCACATTAATTGGGAGGATGGTCTTAAAAGAAATGAACAGTATCATGCTTCTCCTGATTCAGAAGCGGGTTCTTACGACACTGTTCGCTTCCGACCACCGTCTGAAGGTTTCGGTAAGCCTTTAAGTATTTTAGGTGCTTTAACAGGAAATCCTTGGATTACTGCCGTGGCAACTGTAGCTTCAGGTGGAGACATTAAAGACGTAGTTAAAAATGTAGCGACACAGGCAGTCGTAAAAAAGATTGACATTCCCATAGTAGAGGATGGTTTCGCGTCTTTAGGTATTGACGCTGATTTACTTGGCATGGAAGCCGCTGAGTTTTCAGACAGAATGATGGACGTGCAATCCGATATTTTAACAGGAGAGTCTGGAACAGATGCGCTATTAGATAATTTCGGAAAGGCGGCTTTGAGTGCAGTAGCAGATACTATAGACATTGACATAGACCTACCTGAGTCTCAGTTTCTTTCAGACCTCGGTGATTCTCTTGAGCCTATAGTGGGTGCTGTAAGAGAAGCAGGTAGTGCTTTTGATGACGCAGTATTACAGCCTATAAAAACAGGAGTAGAACCTGTAGTAGACGCAGTACAAGAAGGAGTTGATGTAGTTCAGGAAGCCGTACAACCTATTTCAGACTTTACATCTGATGTTGAGGATGACATCTTAGACGCAGGTCGTGCTTTTGACGATACAGTGATAGACCCTATTGATGATGCTTTAGATACATTCGGTGAAGAGGTTGTAGACCCTGTGTTACAAGCAGGTTCAGATGTGTTGTCTGAAGGAGAAGACTTGCTTAAAGAAGCAGGATATGTTATTGACGACCTTGTTGATTGGGAAAGTTTGTTGGAAGGATACTTTGCGAGTGAAGGAAGCGGTGCAAAAACCCCGACAGAGAGTTTATTTGAAGGTGAAATATACAAAACACCGCTTAAACAGTCTCCTGACAAGATATTCAGCGATGAAGCAATTGCAGGGTTTTTGAATAAAGAAAAAAATAAAAATACAGGAAACCTAAACTCTATAAGTTCTCTTTTGTTTACAGACCCTAAAAATACAGAAGAAGAGAAGTTAAAGACTGCCGCAAGAAAAAGACAAAATATGCACGATGGGTTACTGTCTTCAGCTAATCAAAGAATAAACCGTTTATTTTTATAAAGTTTAATTTATAGTTAAAAGAGAGAGTCTAATGACTTATTTACAATTAGTAAACAGCGTGCTACGTAGGATTCGTGAAGACGAAGTATCAAGCATTGAAAACACAACTGACTCCTATGTAAAACTAATAGGTGAGTTTGTCAACGATGCTAGGCGTATCGTAGAAGATGCTTGGGATTGGTCAGCACTTAGAAGTACAATCACAGTAACTACAGAAGACAATCTGTTTAGTTACAGCATGACGGGCACTAACAACTCATTTAAGATACTGGACGTAATTAACGACACGTCAAACTTCTTTATGCGTCCTGCTAGTTCTTCTTGGATGAACAACGCATACCTAGTCCAAGAGCCTACTAAAGGCTCACCTGAGTACTACTCTTGGAACGGTGTGGACGCTAACGGCAATGCCTTAGTTGACTTATATCCTAAGCCTGACAAAGCATATACATTACGATTTAACATTGTTGATAGAGCAGACCCATTTACTCTTGACGCAGATAAACTAGTTGTACCTTCATCACCAGTAGTGCAGTACGCAGTAGCCTTAGCCTCTCGTGAGCGTGGAGAGACAGGCGGTACTTCTTCAATGGAACTATTCGCCTTAGCGGACACTACATTAGCAGATGCAGTAGCGTTTGATGCCGCTAGATTCCCTTCTGAAACTGTATGGACACCTTGCTAATGGCACAACAACTACAGAACATTACAGTACAAGCCCCAGGATTTGCGGGCATTAACAGTCAGGATTCACCTGTATCCATTGACCAGTCCTTTGCGGCTACCGCTAGTAACTGTATTATTGATGAATATGGACGTATAGGGGCGCGTAAGGGCTATACGGAGCAATCCTCTAATGTTTCCTTTGCCACAGACAGTCGTGGCGTAGAGGCTGTATTTGAGTCCTTAGACGCTAGTGGTGACAAAGTAGTATTCTCTGCGGCTGACAATAAAATATATTCAGGTCTTGACTTTTCATCTGACATAACACCCGCAGGAGCAACAATTACAGCAAACAACTGGAAGATTGTTAGCTTTAATAATCATACGTATTTTTATCAAAGAGGACATGAGCCTTTAATCTATACAGACTCTAGTGGTTCTGGTGTATTAGCTAGACATAGTTCTTTTAGCGGGGCAACAACACCGCCACAGGCTAATGAAGTTATAGGCGCATACGGTAGACTATGGGCGGCTGATGTATCTGGTAACACTAGGACTGTTTACTGGAGTGACACACTACAAGGACATAAGTGGTCAGGAGGTACAGCAGGTTCTTTAAACTTGACCACAGTATTCCCCACGGGTCACGATGAAGTTGTAGCTTTAGCGGCACACAACGGATTCTTAATTATTTTCTGTAAGCGTTCGATTATTATTTACTCTGGTGCTGAAAGTCCTGCTACAATGCAATTAGCAGATACAATAGAAGGTGTTGGTTGTATTGCTAGAGACTCGGTACAGCACACGGGTACTGATTTTATATTCCTGTCTGAAGACGGTTTACGTAGTCTTGGTCGTACTATACAGGAAAAGTCAATGCCTATGCGTGACATTAGTAACAATGTACGTACTGAGTTAACTTTAGCAGTTAGACAGCAAAGTAATCCTATTAAGTCTATCTACAGTGCAGATGAAGCATTCTACTTGTTGTCTTTACAGGACAGTCAGACTGTATATTGCTTTGATATGCGAAATACTTTACCTGACGGTGCTAATAGAGTAACCACATGGGCAGGTGTTAACCCTCGTAGCCTAGCGATACTACAGGACGGTAGTATTTACTTTGGTAGGGAAGATGGTATATTTAAATATGAAGGCTATCAGGATAACGGTTCTTCTTATTTAATGTCGTACTACAGTAACCCACTAAACTTTGGTAACTCTACTAACCTTAAGTTCCTTAAGAAGTTTAACATTACAGTTATTGGTAACGTAGCCGCACAGACTACATTAGCTTGGGGTTATGACTATGAGGGCGGGTTTACTAAGAAAGCCTTTAGTACTGAATTAGCTAACAGTCCTATATCTGAGTTTAACGTAGGTCAGTTCGGAGATAACACAACAACCCTTATTGCTCCAAGTAGTACAGGTACTTACTTAGGAGCATTTAGTTCCGCACCTACAACTACTGAAGTAAACGCCTTGTATTATAACACAACGGATAGTAAGCTATATTACTGGAGTGGTTCAGCTTGGGTAGAGGAAGATACTGTAGATACTGCTTACGTTGCCTCTAAATACACAATAGGTACGGACATACAACGTCCTAAGATTAACACAAGTGGTAGTGGAACTGTAGTAACTATAGGCATTGAGTCTAATATTAATGGCGCACCTTATTCAATACAACAAATAGATGTACACGCTCTTCTAGGGAGATTAATTTAATGAGTGATTATACTATAACAACGAACTTCGGGGCAAAAGATAGTCTTCCTTCTGGAAATGCGGGTAAGGTAATTAAAGGCTCTGAGTTTACAACTGAATTTACAAATATTAAAACAGCAGTAAATACTAAGGCTGACACTGCGGGCGATACGTTTACTGGTGTGGTGAACTTTAGTGCTGACGTAGCTGTCAATACTAATACATTGTTCGTGGACGTGTCTACGGCTAGGGTAGGTATAGGTACTGATAGTCCTGCTTATAAGTTAGACGTTACTGGCTCTGCACAATTATCTGGCGGGGATTTAATTTTACGTAGTGATTCAGCAAACGCTGACACACAAAGTATTCGGTTTGAAAATTCTAGTGATGATACTAGGTCTGCTTACATACGTGCAGATTATGCTACAAACTCTAGTGGCAATGCAACATCTTTAGTGTTTGGTACCAACCCGTCAACAAGCGATGGGTCAAACAGAATGGTTATAGACTCTACAGGCAACGTAGGTATAGGTACTACTAGTCCTGATAGTGCGTTACACATTGATTCTTCAGGCTCAACAGCTTTAACTATACAGCGTGACTCTGGAGCATCTTCTAATGTTTCTATTAAATATGATGGTGCATCACAGGATTATTATACAGGTATTGCATCAACATCAGAAGATTTTGTTATAGGTACAAATGCAAACTTAAATACCGACAATCTTTTAAGAGTTACTAGCGCGGGCAACCTGTTGGTGAGTAAAACTTCTGATGCTTTTGAGGTAGAAGGTATATCCTTAAGAGGTTCACCCACAACTAATGCTTCATTGGCTACTTTTACCAGAGATGGTTCAAATGTTGCCGCTTTTAATAGATTAACAAATGATGGTTCAGTTTTAAATTTTTACAAAGACGGCACAACCGTAGGGTCTATATCCGTAACATCGTCAGCCACAGCTTACAATACTAGCTCTGATGAAAGACTAAAGGAAAACATTACAGACTCTGCTGATGCAGGTAGCAAGGTTGATGCTATACAGATTAGACAGTTTGACTGGAAGGCTGATGGTTCACATCAGGACTACGGTGTAATTGCTCAAGAGTTAATTAACGTAGCACCTGAAGCTGTATCTGAAGGTGATGCTGAAGAAGATATGATGGGTGTTGACTACAGTAAGTTAGTACCTATGCTAATTAAAGAAGTACAATCGCTACGCAGTCGTGTAGCAGAACTGGAGAATAAATAATGAGCGTAACAACACAAGATGTTATTGATTTTCTTATTGGGGCAGGTTCAGCATACGGTGATTATTCGCAATCCGAAGATATAATCGAGATGACCCAAGAACAGGGGACGGGCCTTCTAAACATGGCAGAGGGATATGGTCAAACAGGCTCAGAAATGGCTGAGTTTAAACCGTTTACTGTTACTTCTGGAACAGGAGCTACGACAACCACAGACGCTACAGGAGGCGTTACTATTGGTTTATCTCCTGAAGAAAAGGCTTTACAAGACTCTTTAATGTCAGGAGCGGGTGGTTTATTTAATAGAGCAATGACTGACCCCAATATAGCACAACAAGAGCTATATAAACAATTAAGAGCCGTACAACGTCCTGAAGAAGAACGTGACCGTCTAGCTTTAGAAGAGCGTATGTTGTCTCAAGGACGTTTAGGTCTCAGTTCTGATGCCTATGGTGGTGCTACTCCAGAACTGTTAGCACAAGCCCAAGCAAAGGAAGACGCTATGCTTAAAGCAAATTTAGCCGCTAGGTCACAGTCAATATCAGAACTAGGTACTTTCGGTGAACTAGGTACTCAAATGCTTACAGGAGCTTATACACCATCTTCAGAAGCAATAGGTTTATTGGGCGCAGGTACAAATGTTGCTCAGTTAGCTGATTTAGGTAGAAGAGAAGGCGCACAGCAGTATATAAACATGCTTCAGAAAGGTTTTGACCCATATATCAAAACTAGTGGCGAAGTTCTTGACAAAGAAGTAGCTGCTGACAACGCTAGATGGCAAACGTGGAAAGACTTACTAGGACTATAGGAGAAATTAGCATGAAACAACCCGATATATTAGGTCTTTTTACAGGTATTTCCAATAAGCCAATAGACCCTACAACAATGACACAAGCACAACAAAGAAGTGCTATGCATAGTGGTTTACTTTCTTCAGCTAGACAAGGCATGGCAAATGCTTTCGGCAGGGAAACTAAAGAACAAAAGATGCAAGCACAACGAGCAGACTATTTAGCTAATTTTGACAATCTTTCCGTAGAAGAACAAAAGAAAGCAGTTTATCAACTACAGGCGGCAGGTGAGACTGGGCTTGCAGGTCAGCTTGCTTCGCGTGTACAGTCTAATCAACAAAAAACAGCTGAAGGAAATAGAAGAGAGGCT